TGATCAGTGGAGAAAAATTTATTAAGATAATTATATGAGTGATAACATTTATCTTGGCAATCCTAATCTAAAAAAAGCTAATACGCCGATTGAATTCACTGCTGGGCAGATTGAAGAATTTATCAAGTGTAAGCAAGATCCTGTGTATTTTGCAAGAAATTATGTACAAATTGTAAACGTTGATAAGGGATTAATTCCCTTTGAATTGTATCCATTTCAAGAGAAATTAATTAAAAACTTCCATGGGAGTAGATTTAATATTTGCAAAATGCCTCGTCAGACAGGTAAGTCTACGACAGTAGTTTCTTATCTTCTTCACTATGCAGTGTTCAATGATAATGTTAATATTGGTATTCTAGCAAACAAAGCATCAACCGCAAGAGAACTTTTAGAAAGACTTCAAACAGCCTATGAAAATCTTCCTAAGTGGATGCAGCAGGGTATTATAGCATGGAACCGAGGAAGTTTAAGCTTGGAAAATGGTTCCAAGATTATGGCAGCATCTACTTCCAGTTCTGCTGTCCGAGGAATGTCATTCAACATTATTTTCTTGGACGAATTTGCGTTCATTCCAAATCACATTGCTGATGACTTCTTTAGTTCAGTATATCCTACAATTTCATCTGGTACATCTACAAAGGTAATCATTGTTTCTACCCCCAAGGGTATGAATCACTTCTACCGACTTTGGCACGATGCTGAGCGTGGTAGAAATCAGTATGTAACAACTGAGGTTCACTGGTCAGAAGTTCCTGGTCGTGATGCTGAATGGAAGGAACAGACTATTGCAAACACGTCTAAGCAACAATTCTCTCAAGAGTTTGAGTGTGAATTTTTAGGATCTGTTGACACTCTTATCTCTGCTGCAAAGTTAAAGTCATTGGTTTATGAGGATCCATTTAAATCAAATAAAGGATTGGATGTTTACGAGGAATCAAAAGAAGAGCACTCGTATATTGTAACGGTAGACGTAGCAAGAGGCGTGTCACATGACTATTCCGCTTTTGTTGTTTTTGATATTACTGAATTTCCATACAAAATTGTAGCCAAGTATCGTAATAATGAAATCAAACCAATGCTGTTTCCAAGCATTATTGAACAAATTGCATCTGCATATAATAAGGCATATGTGTTGGTTGAAACCAACGACGTTGGTGATCAGGTTGCTTCAATCCTACAATTTGATCTTGAGTATGACAATCTTCTTATGGTTGCTATGAGAGGTAGAGCTGGTCAAATTGTAGGTCAAGGATTTTCTGGAACCAAATCTCAACTTGGTTTAAAGATGAGTAAGACAGTGAAGAAAGTTGGTTGCTCAAATTTAAAAACGATGATTGAGGATGATAAATTAATTTTTAATGATTATGATGTCATCAGCGAACTTACCACATTTATTCAAAGAAATCAATCCTTTGAGGCTGAGGAAGGTTGTAATGATGATCTGGCTATGTGCCTTGTTATTTTTGCATGGTTAGTTATTCAACCCTACTTTAAGGAGATGACGGACAATGACGTTCGTAAAAGAATTTATGAGGAACAAAAAGATCAAATTGAGCAAGATATGGCTCCATTTGGATTTATATTGGACGGTTTGGAAGACAACACAGATATTGTAGAAGAATCAACTGGTGATCGGTGGTTAGTCGCAAAGGATAAAAATCATTTGTTTGAAGAGAAGTGGAATTTAGATGAGTATGGTGATAGAGCATATATGTGGGATTATAGATAATGGATTTAAACCAACAGATAGAATTAGAACATCTTCTGTTTGTTGAAAGACAATGTAGAACTTGTCAAAAATTTAAAAATTTATTATCTGATTTTTATTTGACTCGTAAAAATCGTGGATCATATCCATCAGCTTATTCTTATGAATGTAAAGAGTGTACAATACAACGTATCATTGTAAGTCGAATGCAACATACTATATTCGATAGGTGGGAATATCCTGACTGGTAATTTGTTCACGCACAGTTTCCCCATTAGAAAAAGACTAAATTATAAATATTTCATAGATCTGAAAGTTTACTAGAGGAAACAAGATGGCTTTAGGTTTAGTTTCACCTGGCGTCAAAATAAGGGAAGTTGACTTAACCATTGGTAGGACTGGCACACCAATCGAAACAGTCGGTGCTATTGCTGGACCTTTTGAAAGAGGTCCTGTAGAGGAAGCGGTCTTAATTGAGAATGAGCAACAACTTATAGAAGTATTTGGAAAACCAATTGACACAGACAATCAATATGAATATTGGTATTCTGCATCAAACTACTTAACATATGGCGGAACATTAAGAGTAGTTCGTTCAGATGATACTAACCTTAATAATGCAAACGTTGCTGTTGGTGGTGGCTTATCTATAACAACTTTAAAAATTAAAAATTACGAAGATTACACTAATAATCATTCAACTGCAAGCACCTGGCATTGGGCGGCAAAAAATCCTGGAACTTGGGCAAATGATCTTAAGGTTTGCTCCATTGATAATTTAGCTGATCAAATTATTAGCGGAGTTCATACAACCAATCAAACAGTCATAGTTAATGTTGGAGTAGGAGTTACAACTATTGAAACTGATGTTGAAAGTGATAATAACGTAGGTGTTGACACTACTGCGGGAGTAGTAGGTATCAGCACTGGATTACAAGTTGGAGATATTTTGTCTGGATCATTTATCCCAGCAAATACTACCGTCACTTCAATCGGAAATTCCTCAATTACATTAAGCAACTCACTTTCAAACGTTGGGATTGCTACTACAACTATTTCTGCAACTTTTATAAGACCAACTTCAACAACACAGTATGCTCCAGCTGTAGGTGCTGCAGTAACTCAATCGGTTAACACAGTTGTTGCTGGAATTGGCTCAACTTCTTCGTACATAGGTTATTTAAAAGGTGTTATTACAGGAATTGGAAATAGCTCAGTTTTTGTAAAAGTATTATCAACTGTAAGTTCTGGTGGAACTGAAAGTGCGGCAGTTTATTCAGCATTCTCATTTGCTTCTGGCACAACAATTTCAATTGGTAACACTACAGTTGCTACTGGAATTGGTACAACATCTTCAATTCAAACAACAACACATTCAGTAACTGATTGGTATAACGAGCAAACTTTAGGTACTACCAACGGAACTATTTACTGGAATCAAATTGCAGCAAAACCAGGAACAAGTGCTTATGCAGCTAATAGATCATCTAAGAATGATGAACTTCATATTGTTGTAATTGATGATACTGGCAGAGTTTCTGGAACAGCTGGTAATATCTTAGAGAAATGGGTAGGATTATCTAAGGCAACTGATGCTCAACTTTCACCACAAGAAAGAATTTACTATAAAGAAATTTTAGCAAATACATCTAACTATGTTTATGGTGGTGCTCAATTGGGCTCATTAGTAGCTTCTACTTTAAGTGGTACTGGTGGTAATAACTGGCAACAACCAACTCAAGGAGTCAGCTTCAATCTTTCTGGTAATCAAACAGCTAAGCTGTTAGGTGGTAATGCATATGAAGCTCAAAGTGCTGCTAATTATATAACTCCAAGATATACTGCTGAACTATCAGATGTTATAACAGCTTATCGTTTGTTCACAAACGTAAGAGAGTATGATATTGACTTCTTACTCATGGGTGCTAGTTATATTGATAAATTTACAACTCAAGCAAAAGCTAATGAGTTAATTGCAATTGCATCTCAAAGAAAAGATTGCGTAGCAGTAGTTTCTCCTTACAGATCTGCAGTTGTAGACATTACAAGTACAACAACACAAACTAATAATATTATTGATTTCTTTGATGGGTTAAGTTCATCTTCTTATGGAGTATTTGATAGTGGTTACAAGTATATGTTTGATCGTTTCAATAATAAGTTTATATATGTACCACTAAATGCTGATATTGCAGGTTGCATGTGCAGAACATCTATTAATGATTTCTCATGGTTCTCACCTGCGGGTTCTACTCGTGGTGTTATTAACAACGCAGTAAGACTTGCATACAATCCATCTCAAGTACAAAGAGATCTTCTTTATTCTAGAAGAGTAAACCCAGTAGTCTACTCCCCAGGTTCAGGCATCATTCTATTTGGTGATAAGACTGCACTTACACAAGCATCTGCATTTGACAGAATCAATGTTAGAAGATTGTTTATTACAATTGAAGCAAGCATTGAAGCTGCTGCAAGAGATCAACTGTTTGAATTCAATGACTCAATCACAAGATCTAACTTCTTAAACATTGTTGAGCCATATCTACGTGATGTCCAAGCAAAGAGAGGCATTTCTGACTTCTTAGTAATTTGCGATGAGACAAATAACACCCCAGATGTTATTGATAGCAATGAGTTCAGAGCAGATATTTTTGTTAAGCCTGCTCGTAGCATTAACTTTATTGGATTGACCTTCGTTGCTACAAGAACTGGAGTTTCCTTTGAGGAAATTGCAGGTCGTGTTTAATTAATTACCTTAACAAAAACACTGGAGAACTACTAAAATGGCTGTAACTTCTAACAACTTACAATCAGTTCCTAATACAGGAAGTGATGGAAGATTTCTAGATAACTTTAAAGGAAGGTTGACGGGCGGCGGTGCTCGGCCCAATCTGTTTGAAGTAACTTTAGCAGTGCCAACGGAGGTTATTCCATCCAATAGCACAGCAACTGCTCTTGCAGATAAACTAACTTTCCTAGTTAAAGCTACCTCACTTCCAGCATCAACAATCACTGCAATTCCCGTTCCATTTAGAGGACGTGTGCTTCAAATTGCAGGTGACAGAACCTTTGATCCTTGGCAAATTACTGTTATTAACGATCAAGACTTTACTGTCAGAAATACATTTGAGCGTTGGATGAATTATATTAACAAGCATTCTGATAACTCGGGTCAAGTTGATCCTACTGCATATCAAAAAGATGCTTGGGTTCATCAACTTGGTAGACCACTAACTCAAACTGCAATTACTAGTTCGGAAACTATTCCCAGACTTCGTTCATATCACATGTTTGGAGTATTCCCAACAAACGTTTCTGCAATCTCTCTTGCATATGATGCAAACAATCAAATTGAAGAGTTTACAGTTGATCTTCAAATTCAGTGGTGGGAAGCATATAATGGAGATAATAGCCTTGCAGTCAAGTAATAAATAAGTAAAAGTTACCTTAAAACATAATGGCAGGACTATTTGGTTTCTCTATTGACGACGGACTCAAAAAACCTAAGAAGCAAGTGTCCCCCGTTCCTCCTAATAATGAGGACGGGGTTGACTACTATATTTCTTCTGGGTTCTATGGGCAATATGTAGATATCGAGGGTGTATATAAAACTGAATATGATCTTATCAAAAGATATCGTGAAATGTCTCTTCATCCAGAGGCAGATAAGGCAATTGAAGATGTTGTCAGCGAAGCTATTGTTTCAGATTTAAATGATTCTCCCGTAGAAATTGAACTTTCAAATCTAAACGTTCCTGAAGAAATTAAGGCTTTAATTCGTAGTGAATTTAAATACATTAAAGAACTTATGGACTTCGATAAGAAGGCTCATGAGATCTTTAGAAATTGGTATATTGATGGTAGGGTGTATTATCATAAGGTTATTGATCTTGATAATCCTCAAAATGGTATTCAAGAAATTCGTTATATTGATTCATTAAAAATCAAATATGTTCGTGAACTGAAGAAAAAAGATAACCGTGCTATTGATATTCTAAACATCAATACCATGGCAAGAGAAATTGGTGTAGAAAAGTTAGATCATCCAGAAGTTGATGAGTATTTTGTTTATACGCCAAAATCCCAAGGTTATAGTACAGGTGCCAGTGGATATGGTAAGGGCATAAAACTTGCAAAAGATTCAGTTACCTTTGTTACATCTGGTCTTGTAGATCGTAACAAGATGACTATTTTATCATATCTTCATAAAGCAATCAAGTCTCTCAATCAACTCCGCATGATTGAAGACAGTTTAGTAATTTATAGATTGTCTCGTGCTCCAGAACGTAGAATTTTCTACATTGATGTTGGCAATCTTCCTAAAGTAAAAGCAGAGCAATATCTTCGTGATGTAATGTCACGTTATAGAAATAAACTTGTATATGATGCATCAACTGGAGAAATCCGTGATGATAAAAAGTTTACCAGTATGATGGAAGATTTCTGGCTCCCTCGTCGTGAAGGTGGTCGTGGTACAGAAATCACTACACTTCCTGGTGGTCAGAATCTTGGTGAACTTGCTGATATTGAATACTTCCAAAAGAAACTTTACAGATCTTTAAGTATTCCAGAATCTAGAATTGCTGCTGATGGTGGATTTAATCTTGGTAGATCTTCCGAAATTCTGAGAGATGAGATCATGTTCTCAAGATTTGTTGGAAGACTCCGTAAGAGATTTAGCAATATCTTCCATGATATGTTGAAGACTCAACTTATTCTTAAAAATATCATTACTCCTCAAGATTGGGAATTGATGAGTGATCATATTCAATACGATTATGTTTACGATAATCACTTTGCTGAGTTAAAGGAAACTGAATTAATGAAAGAGCGTGTTGCTCTATTACAACAAGTTGAACCTTATATTGGTAAGTACTATTCGACTTATTATGTAAGAAGCAAAATTCTCCGTCAAACTGAAGATGATATCCTTGACATTAATAGTCAAATGGATATGGAGCGTCAAACAGGAATTATTCCGCCACCAACTCCTCAAGTTGATCCCTCAACTGGCATGACTATGGATTATGTCAAGGATGTTGGTTCACAACTAATCAAGAAAACTCAAAATCAAAATATGAAAGATCTTGAGATTGGATTAGGTAAGAATGAAACTGATCCAGACATTAAAAATAAGGGAACAGAAATAAAAAAAGCACCAGAAGCGGACAAAGTAAAAACTAATAAGATTAATAAACTATAAATAATATAAGATTTTGTAAGTAATTTTATGGATTCGTCTGAATTTATTGGCATGGTGATGCAAGATGCGTCTCCAAATGAACTATCTGATGTTATTAAGCAAATGCTTTACACCAAAAGTGTAGAGATGGTTGATGAGTTGAGACCCATTATTGGTGCTCAAATGTTTGACCCAACTGTAGAAGTCCCCGAGGATCAAGATGTATAGGTTAAAAGTAAAAGGAAATGAAGCTAATTTAGCCGCAGGTATTGGTAATAGCACTACTGTTGGAAGTGCAACTCTTGTTAGAGTTGTTAATGCTTCTGGTGGTTCTGTTGTAGTTGTACTAAGAGATTCCGCATATTCTGGAATTGGTTCTATTACAATGTTAAACAACACTTCCGAAGTTATCGAAAAGACAGGTAGCGATTTAGTTCATGTTTTAGGTGGTACGGTTCAAGTTGTAAAAGTAGGATTTACCCAGTAAAACAATGAAACTAATTACAGAGCAAATCGAAAACATTCAGGTAATTACTGAAGAAAAAAACGGAAAAACGAGCCTGTATATTACTGGGCCTTTTCTACAAGCAGAAATTACTAATCGTAACGGTCGTTGCTATCCATTCCCCATTCTTGAAAGAGAGGTTGGTAAGTATACCCAAAAGTATATCGAACAGGGCAGAGCACTTGGAGAGCTTGGTCATCCAGATGGACCAACTGTAAATCTTGATCGTGCTTCACACATGATCACTAGCCTTAAAGCAGAAGGAAATAACTTCGTAGGAAAAGCAAAAATTCTTGATACTCCAATGGGTAACATCGCCAAGTCTCTTCTTGGTGAGGGTGTAAAACTCGGGGTCTCTTCAAGAGGAGTTGGATCTCTTGTTGAGCGTAATGGCATCAAATATGTTGGCGATGACTTCATGCTTTCAACTGCTGCTGATATTGTAGCAGATCCTTCCGCACCTGATGCTTTTGTTCAAGGCATCATGGAGGGTAAGGAATGGGTGTGGAATAATGGAATTCTTGCGGAAAAAACTATGACCGCATTGAACTCGCTTACTCCAACTGTTGATAAACATGTGCGTGAAGATCGCATTCTTAGACTCTTTGATCATTATTTAAAGAATCTATAATTATAAATAAATATTAGAATAAAGATACATATTTATTCGGAGAGAAAAATGTCTGCTGGTAATTTACAAGAAATGGAAACTACGAACGCTAAGCAATCAAAAACTGCAGTTAATGCTAACGCAGCACCTGCAGAGGCAATGCCTTCAAACGCCGCTTTTGTAGCTGGCGTTCCTGGTCAGTCAATTACTGACCTTGGCGGTCCTACTGTACACAACTATCGTTCAACCGACGATTCATCTAAGCTAGCTACTGGTAACGTCAAAACCGTTAGAGATGTAGTTAATGCTAGAGCCGCTAGAGCTGAAGAAGCTGAGTATGATGAAGATGAAGAGCTTCTACAAACTGAAGAAAGCGGATGCACGGACGCACCTGCACCTAAGGGCAAAAAAAAGGTGGTAAGGAATGAAGAGGTTGAAGAGGAAGAAGTTGAAGAAGTTGAAGAGGAGGGCGAAGTCGAGGAAGAGGCAGCTGAAGAAGAAGAGCTTGAGTTTAACGTAGAAGAAGATATTCAAGCATTATTTGGTGACGAAGATCTCTCCGAAGAGTTTAAAGAAAGAGCAGCTCTTGTATTTGAGTCTGCACTTAGAACAAAAGTAGCTGAAGCTGCTGAAATTATTCAAGGTCGTTATGAAGCTGCTCTTGAAGAAAATGTTGCTGCTATTGAAGCACAACTTACTGAAAGAGTTGATTCATACCTTGAGTATGTTGCTGGTGAGTGGCTTGAAGAGAATGCTCTTCAAGTTGAAACTGGCATTAAGTCTCAACTAGCCGAATCATTCATGACTAGCCTCAAGGGGCTTTTTGAAAATCATTATGTATCAATCCCTGAAGATAAATATGATGTTCTTGAGAGCATGGTCTCAAAACTTGATGACATGGAATCAAGACTCAACGAGCAAATCGAAAGAAATATTCAGTTAAACCAAAGACTTAGCGAATCCGTATCAGATGGAATTCTCTATGATGTCTCAAGAGGTCTCGCTGAGACCCAGAAGAGCAAACTCGCAAGTCTTGCTGAAAGTGTTGAGTTCGTAAGTGAGGATGACTATCGTGAGAAGCTGGAAGCACTAAGGGAGTCATACTTCCCAAGAAATCCAGTTACTCCAGAAAGAGAAGATGAAATGCTTGGCACCGAATCGGAATTTGTTTCCGAATCAATGGATGCATATCTGAAGGCAATTTCAAGATTTTCTAAGTGATTTTAAGATCATAGTAAAATAACACTTTTCCAAGACAGGAGAAAAACGCAAATGTACAATGCACAACATTTGCAAGAAAAGTGGTCACCTCTTCTAAATTGTGAAGGTCTTGATTCTATCAAGGATTCATACAGAAGAAATGTTACCGCTATCTTGCTAGAAAACCAAGAGCAATTCCTCAAGCAAGAAAGAGGATTCCTCTCAGAAGCATCACCAACCAACTCTGCTGGTACTGGTGGCTTCTCAGCTAGCTCTACTGCTACAGGTCCTGTTGCTGGTTTCGATCCCGTTCTAATCAGCCTCATCCGCCGTTCAATGCCTCAGCTTATCGCTTATGATATCTGCGGCGTTCAGCCTATGACTGGCCCAACTGGTCTTATCTTTGCGATGAGAACCCGTTATACCAACCAGTCTGGCGCCGAAGGATTCTTCAACGAAGCTGATACTGCTTTCTCGGGTCAGAACAGCAGCCGCAACCTTACTGCTGGTTTCGCTGATGCGAATGCTGGTATTGGTACAACCACTCAGCGTGGTTCCAACCCTGCAATCCTTAACGACATCGGCGTAGTTGCTGGTATTGGTTCAACCGACTACAACGTTGGTGGTGGTATGTCCACTGGCAACTCTGAATCTCTCGGTGATGCTGCTGCTAATGCCTTCAATGAAATGGCATTCAGCATCGAGAAAGTTACCGTTTCAGCAAAGTCAAGAGCACTCAAGGCTGAGTACAGCTTAGAGCTTGCACAAGACCTCAAGGCTATTCATGGTCTTGATGCAGAAGCTGAGCTTGCTAACATCCTCTCAACTGAAATCCTCGCTGAAATCAACAGAGAAGTTGTTAGAACCATCTACAAGATCGCTGAAGCTGGTGCTCAAACTAACGTTGCTACCGCTGGTTTCTTCGACCTTGACACCGACTCCAATGGTCGTTGGTCAGTTGAGAAGTTCAAGGGTCTTCTCTTCCAGCTAGAGCGTGATGCAAACGCAATCGCTCAAAGAACTCGTAGAGGAAAGGGCAACACCATCATCTGCTCTGCAGATGTTGCTTCCGCTCTAACCATGGCTGGTGTACTCGATTACACCCCTGCCCTCAACGTAGGTCTTAATGTTGATGACACTGGTAACACCTTCGCTGGTGTTATCAACGGTAAGTATAAGGTATACATTGATCCATATTCGGCTAACGTTTCTGCTCAGCAGTACTACGTTATCGGCTATAAGGGTCAGAATCCTTATGATGCTGGTCTCTTCTATTGCCCATACGTTCCTCTCCAAATGGTTCGTGCCGTTGGTCAGGACACCTTCCAGCCCAAGATTGGCTTCAAGACCCGTTATGGAATGGTTGCAAACCCATTCGCTGAGGGTACTAATCAGGGTGAAGGCGCTCTCCGTGTTAACGCCAACCGTTACTACAGAAGAGTACAGGTTACCAACCTTATGTGAGTCTCTCTCCGATTCACTCAGACCCCCGCAAGGGGGTCTTTTTTTATCTAAATACAAATAAAAAT